CTAAGAAAAAAAGGAGACGATATATCTGACATGAAAAAAATAGCTGACTATGCAAATAGAGAAGCAGAACACTTACAAAATGATGGAACAAATTAAAGAGCAAATACTAAAAGAGAAGTTGAAGAAAAACCCCAACTTCTCTTTGATTAGAAAATTACAACAGTTATTAGATAATATTAATTAGTCTAAAATACTAGCTCTTTTTTTCTTTTGTAATTTAGGAATTTTACCATTTCTAATATAACTAAATTCTCGTAGTGTTAATTTTTTATAACCCTCCATTTTTCTCTCTATCTTGAATCTATTAGACCCTAGTCTTAAAGCAGACTTGTATAGATCAACTCCTTCTTTCATTACACTTTGGTACTTTTCATTAGATACGTTGTATCTTTCCCTTAAATCATCCTCACTTATATCTTTGTTTTTTCTTTCGTAATAAGCTTTGCTATAATCTTTAGAAGCCAAGTCAACTCTCTTTCTTAAGTCTAAGGACTTAAATATAAGTTGTTTTTCAAAATCAACAGTGTGGGTTTTAAAGCCTGTTGTTTGACCAAGAATCTCATTCTTAAGACTTTTATCTTCATCTTCATAAGCTTTAAATAGTTTCCTTGCAGAAGTAGCTCCACCAGGCTCAAAGGTTGTATATAATATACCGCCAATTTTTTTAGCTATTTCATTAGGGGTGTCTGTCTCATTGAATATTTTTTTTCCATAGTCAGTTTCAGTACTTGTAATAGCTTTAAATAAAATATCAGGAGTAACAAATGGCTCAATTAAGCTAGTGACAGCATTGCCCATTCCCTCTGCCGCTGTCTCTCCTCTAAAAGCCGATATAATAGCTTTGTCAATAAATCCATGTGGGTCTGAAGCTGAAAAATTAACGTATTCAAATTTACCACTATCTAATTTAGTTATAATAATGTTTGAGTTTTCTGCCCACTTAGGAAGAAACTGTCTTGCAGACTCAGTAATAACATCTCCTTCTTTTTCTTCTTCCTCTTCCTCATCTCCTATGGCGCTTTTTATTGCCTCAGTTAAGGTTTGTCCAGCAACTCCAAGCATAGGTAGTATTGCTGCTTTTAAAGCTGTAACGGAAAGTATTCCTGTTAATCTTTTTACTCCAATACCTGCTGTATTAATGTCTTTTAATTCAGATAAAGCAAGATTAGCTACGTTGTATGCGGTTCTCATTGCTTCAATTTGAAATGATATAAAAGTACCCGCTATTGGAACTGCCTTTAAAAACTTACCTATACCACCTATTCTACTGTAGTTTGGCAGAATATTCTTAACTATTTCAGTTACCTTATCAGTAACTTCTTTCTGCTGTTCAGGAGATAGTTTGTCAAAAGTTTTATTAAATAAAGCCTTTGAATATCTTTTCTTTTCCATCTCAAAAGAAATAATCTTAAATACATCATCTTCTGCTTGGTACGTAGCTTCAGCTCCTTTTCCTATTTTCTTTCTAATCCTGTTTAATCTTTCAAAAAGAGTGCTGTCTGAGTTCATTCTTTTTACCATAATATCCTCTAAACTTCCTTCGTTTTGAAGCAATGCTCTTATCTCTCCAAGGTTTGAACTTTGGTTTATAATACCAGCCTTGATGTATTCTTGCATTTTTTCTCTATGGTTTTTTTTGTCTTTGCTTCTTAAATCTGAAAACACAACATTAGCAGCATCAAAATATACTTTTGGATTTGTATATCCGTTATATGCCATAAAGAATAAGTTACCTATAACGTTTTTAGCGTGTGTCGCAGGAGACAATATTGTTTTAGAATACTTAACAATACCAACCATTTTATAGTAAAAGTTTAGTAGGTTATTAAGTACACTATCGTTTATAGTAGCCCCAGGTGTGTTCAATACAACATCTTTTATAGCCTTGCTAGTATACATTCCATTAAGTGGATTATACGTCTTAGAACCTTTAGGAGCTATTAATACATTGTATTCTCCTGTAGGTTTATTAAAAAAGAAAACACCCTCTCCTGCTTTTTTCATTTCACTTAGAAACTCTTGATTAGCCACTAAAGCAGCTATCTTGTTTACAGACCTAACATAGTTTAAAGCAGGGTCAGTATACTCACCCATCAAGGCTCTTATCTCAGCAGGTATATCAATCTTTTCTTTTAGTACACTAATATTTTTAGATCCAAGCTTAGATGAGTTTAGAAACTCTCTACCCTCTTCACGACTTAATATTTTTTTTAAGGCATCATCAACCATCTCCTCTAGAACCGCATCAACATCATTGTTTTCTTCAAGAGCTTTTTCTTTAGCAGCTTCTGCATACTGCTCTCTAAGCTTTGCTTTAGCTGCATTTAAAACAGCATCACTAGGGCTATAGTTCTTGTTATCAAAAACCTCAAAAGATCTATTCAAATAAGAACCTAAGTTGTCTATGATGTTATCCTTTTGAGACTTGTAGTTTTTTCTAGCCTCTTCCTCTGTACCAAACTCTTTAATAAGTTCTTTCTTTTGCTTTGGACTTAATTGGTCAAACTTTATATCTGTTATAGCGCCAGACTCAACAAGCGACATGGACAAAGAATCAATATGGTTTCTCATAGCATAAGCTATAGGTCTTAGTTTAGCAGGTAATGTATCTATATCAGCATCACCTCTCATGTAAGAGTTTAAATCCTGCACCAATTTATCTTGAACAGATTTTTTTTGTTTATTTATGTACCTTTGCAGGTCTTTTAAGTTATTTTCAGCTTGCTTTGCATTTGCAGCCACAGCACCTGTAAGAACCTCCTTACCTATTTGCATACTCTTTGGAAGGAAACCTCTAGCTGATAAAGCCCATCTTCTTAAAAAGTCAAGAGACTTTGCTATCTTACCTCCTTTTACAAATAGCTTCTCAGCTTTCTGAGCGGCCTCTCTTTTCTTTGTGTCGTACTTTTCTATCTCACTATTAGTGTCTTTGTTGGCATATCCTTCTTGTTGTGCAACTTCTCTAATGTCAGCATCGGTAGACCCTATTTCTTTTCCTTTAGTAACAATCTCTTCTATCGTAAGTTTGGATGATGATTTACGTATAGATGGATTATTTGGGTCAAACTCAGTGTTGCTACCATCAGCTAGTTTTGCTGCGTTTTCAGTAGAATCAAACACAAGGTAGGCATCTCCTATGTATTTATCTTTTGCATCCTTATATGCTTTTGAGTTTTTATCTGAAGTTCCTATACTCATTTCTATTATGTTCGTAGCCTCTATTCCATCTACCTTCATTTTGTCACCAACCTTAGAATTAAAGCCTGCATAAACTTCCATTGCATCTCTGTTTGTTGCAATCTTGTAACCTGCATTTGCCTGTAAATTTCTCCATGCTTCTATGTTAGCCTCTCCATTACCATCAAATGTTTTCATTTTTCTAATATTTAGAAAAACAGGGTATATTTCACCCTTACTATCAAGAACTCTTTTATATTTTTCTATTTGAGCATTTATTTCATTATATGCTTTGTTGTTTCTTGTTTTTTCTAAATTACCATTTAGTAATTCTATCTGTCCTTTAACATATACTTCATATTCTTTTTTTGGATTTGCCTGGGCATATAACTCTGAAAGTTTTTTATTACTAGAAAAATAACTTCCAAACTCTTTTAGACCTGATGAATTTCTTTTGCTTTCTGATCTATTAAATACATCTATATCTACAGCTGGACTTCCATGATATACTACTTTAGGTTCACCGTTTTCATCTACAACCTTGCTCGCATTTTCAGGGTCAGTTTGCCAATCACCAAACCAATTCTTAAACTCAGGTGTTCTTACTATATTGTATTGTTCAGTATTTAAATTACTTGGTTTTCCATTAGGCGCTAGGTTCGACTTGTCACGTGACTTACGCGCCTCTGTTTTATTCTTGGAGTCTTTGCCTTTTAATATTTTAACATCCTTAGCCGATACCTCTTGACCTGATTCTACCTTACTCGCTAGTGTGTTTAACAAATCAACAACCTCAACATCTGTAAATGGCTTCAGCCCAAATATCTTAGCTAATTTATCTAACCATCTTTTTACAATGTTTTGAGAAGGCTTAGGTAGTGTATCGTACTCCGAAGCTAGTATACCAACAAGTTCAGCAATACTTTCCTCACTCTGAAGTGCTTCAGGATATCTTTTACTAAACTTATCTATCTTATCTAAAAGTTCCTTACTAGCTGACTTCTTAACCGCAGATAACATTCTCTCTGTTATAGCTTTTGCTTGAGCTTCAGACATACCCTTGCTAAGTAGTACAGCATGAAATACTTCATGAGATACAACCCTAGAGCTTGCTCTGTTTGGATTTATATAAATCTTTCCATCAATGTAAGTACCACCTGAGTTTTGATTTGCAGACTCTCCAGTTAACCTCTTGTACTCAGCCTCAGAGCTAGGCATAATGATTTCAACGTCAGGAAGTATTTTAGATAACGCCTTCTTTGCGTTTTCTATTTGCTTACCGAGTTTAGATATTTGTTCAGCCGTATTTCTTTTTACAGTTGTACCGCTTTTTCTTAAGGCATCTCTTAATTTAGAAGCACCTTCAGATTCTTTTTTAGTTTCACTTGAAGGAGTAACAATCATTTCAGAATCAACCGTTGTTCCATCACCAAATATTCCTGCATAGGAAGGAGCATTATTTACAATATCTTTAGCATCTTTTTTGCTTTTAGCATCAACTGATTCTCCAGTAACTCTATTATATACAACCCATTTCCCTGCGTCTTTGCCAAGCTCTAAACCATTCCTGTTGTCTATAATTTCAAAATCCTTAGACCAAATCTTTTTGTCGGTCTTATTCATTTCATAAACTACCTCACTAGGTTGTGTTTCAGATTCTTTTTTCACACTCACACCTTCCTCTGTTGAGGTAGGTTCTGCTACTTGTTCAACATTTCCCTCCGCAGTCTTGTCGCTAGACTTATCGGTTTGCGTTTCACCTTCTTGGACTTGCGTGTCGGGAGTGACTTGTTCAACGTCTCCTTCTCCCACTTGTTGCAATTCCACTTCGGAGTCTTTCCCTCCTTCTGTGCTTGTTGGAGCATCTGGTAGCACTTGCTCCTCTGTGCTTGGCTTTGAAATGGCATCTTCTTTT